CAGTTTGCTATTAAGAAAGCCGCCGTGCCTGCCGCCGCCGCTATTGCTGGTTTGGGCATTGTTGCTGTTGACGCTGTTAAAGCGTTTATGGAAGATGACAAAGCCGCCCAACTACTTGCCACCAGCTTACGAAACACCACAGGCGCAACTGACGCACAAATTAAGTCAGTCGAAGCGTTCATAACTAAGACGTCTATTGCCGCAGCTGTATCTGATGACGAACTACGCCCAGCCATGGACAAGCTTGTAAGAGGTACTGGCGACGTTACTAAAGCACAAGAGCTAATGACTTTGGCACTAGACATTTCTGCCGGTACAGGCAAAGACTTAGGCGCTGTATCTGACGCCCTTTCAAAAGCGTTCAACGGCCAGTTAGGACCACTTAAAAAGTTAGACCCAGCCCTGGCAACCCTGATTGAAAACGGCGCTAGCACCGACGAAGTTTTTGCCGCATTAAGCCAAACTTTTAAAGGTGCCGCCTCGACTTCAGCAAATACGGCTTCAGGCAAAATGAAATCGTTCAGTATTCAAATGGGCGAATTCAAAGAATCTATTGGCGCCGCCGTATTTCCAATAGTCGACAAGCTCTTGCCAGCGTTCCAATCTGTTGCCAATTTTGTTACCAACAACACTTCGCTAATCGTAACTTTAGGCGCTGTCATTGGCGGTTTAGCCGTTGCCATTATTGCTGTGAATGCCGCAACTACAGCATGGGCCGCAACAACAAAAGCCGCCGCCGCAATACAAGCCGCCTTTAATGCAATCATGTTGGCAAACCCAATCTTTCTAATGGCAGTTGCTATTGCCGCAATCATTGCAATTTTTATTGTATTGCAAGCAAAATTTGACATATTTGGTAAAGCAGTAGACGGAATCAAAGCAGGCTTTATGGCCTGGTGGGGTGTGGTGCAATTTGTGTTTGGTGCTGTCAAAACAGGGTTTGCTGAACTAGCAAATTTGGGCAAGGCAATATTTGACGGTATTGGTGGCGCTTTTAAAGGTGTCATTAACGCTGTTATATCCGCAATGGAAAAAGGTTTAAACTTTGCCATTAAAGGGTTGAATATTATTCTTGACGGTATTGACAAAGCCGCTGGGCCTTGGGTCAATTTTGGCACTATTCCTGATGTAAGCCTGCCTCGACTAGCCGAAGGCGGCATAGTCACTAGCCCAACTATTGCCATGATTGGTGAAGGCAACGGCCCTGAAGCGGTTATCCCTTTGTCGAAGTTGGGAAGTATGGGCTTTGGTGGCGGTTCTAATATCACCGTAAATGTCAACGGCGGAGACCCCAACAGCATTGTCAGGGTGCTACAGCAATATGTCAGACAATCAGGCCCAGTACCTGTAAACACCAGGGCTATGTAATGCCACAAGTTGATTGGCAACTTTATAGAGGCGTTCCATCGGTAGTTGATGTCACTACTGATGTTCTTTCTTTTTCATATATGCAGGGCCGCCAAAACTATCTTGACCAATACAGCGGCGGAACACTTAGCGTCACATTAAAGAACCAGGCAAATGTCGCCCAATATTTTACTTTTAATTCAATATGGCGATTAAACAATCCGACGACAGGTAGCGAATTAGATTTTTGGTGCCAAGATGTTGTTTTCAATGATTACCCAGGCAACACAGGTTTGTCGACTATCACCGTTTCGCTGGTTGATGTACTTGCCCGTAACGGCCGTAATGTTGTTTCAAATGTGGTTCTTGCCCAAGCACAGGCACTACAACAATTACAAACCCTTTGGCGTACCGCCCCATATCAAATAGGCGATGTTGACGGTGGCGGTGGTGGTTCAAGTACAGCGGCAGGCATTACCTATTCGGGGTCAATGCTTAACTATTTTAATCTTATTGACCAAACCGAAAAAGGTTTATGGTCTTTTTATGGTGGGATTGCTTACAGTATTCCAAGAAACGGCGTTAACGCTACCGTGTCAGGTTTCAGTTTTACCCGTAACGCCACAAGCGCCACAGCCATTAGTTATTACGCTTTTGGGCACGACAAAGCCGGTCTAAATTTTATGAACAATGTGCAAGTAAACCCCAATGGGTTGGCTTCACAAACAGCAACAAACACAGCTTCGGTAACGGCTTACGGCAACGCCCAACAATCTGTTAGCACGGTTGACGCCACTACTACCCAGGCGCTTAGTTTGGCTGAATGGTTGTCAAATTCACAGGCTGACCCTGAAGCTCAAACATGGTCAATAACTTTTCTTGATTTAGCGCAAAACGCCACAATTATGGACAGGTTTATAGAAACCTTTATGAACATTATCGGCACGGGGCGCCGCCTTTGGGATTTGGTTTACCGTGTCCCTGGCGCTGGTTCCGATACCACCGTAGTGGTTGCTATTGAAGGAATATCTGTTAATTCGACACCTGAAAGAACCGATTTTACGGTGTACTTTTCGCCTGCTACTTACTATCAATTTTTTACCCTTGACAGTTCTACTTTGGGTATTCTAGATACAAGCCGTTTGGGCTGGTAAAGGAAAAACCGCTATGACCTACCCCACATTCAACACCGGTCAAGTATTGACCAGCACCGAAATGAACGCTGTTGGTTTGTGGCTGGTCAAAACCCAGACCATTGGTAACGCTGTTTCTAGTGTTGCCGTAACAGGTGCTTTCAGTACCGATTATGACAACTACAAAATTATTATTAGCGGCGGTGCTTCAAGCGCCCAAGCGTTTCTAAACCTTCAACTAGGCGCTTCGACTACTGGTTACTACTACGCCAATTCAGGCGTCACTTATGCAGGTGCCGCTTTCGTTGGCGGTGCAAGCAACACCACAAGCTTCCAAGCAGGTTCAGCATTTATTGGCAACGGCCTAATGGCAAACATCGAATTACAAAACCCGTTTTTGGCTAAATACACTTTTGCTCAGTCATCAGGCATGAACACCACATTTGCCACCCCCAGTATTGGCTACCACGGCGTAGCAACTTCTTACACAGGGTTCACCATTGGCGTTACTACAGGAACAATTACAGGCGGAACAATCAAAATTTACGGTTACAGGAACTAGGACATGACAAAACCAAACATACAAATTGACGATGAAGTTAGAGAAATGACCGACGAAGAATACGCCGAATTGTTGGCGTCAGGTTGGACAGAAGAACCGATAGAAGAATGAAAACGCTTGGGATTGTTGCGCTTTTGGCTGTGGCCCTAATGTTTGTTGTTACCAGTTGTAGCGACAGAACTAGGGGCGATTGCACAAGCAACCCTGAAGCGACAAGGTGCATACCATGAAACGATTAAGCAATTCAGAAATTAAAGCACGACTAATTTTTATTGTTGGCATAACGCTGTCGTTTGTTTTTGGCGTGACCATGATAGGAATTTTGTACTCACTCGTATTTGTTGTACAGCCTGAGAATCCGTCGCCCAATGACTCAGAAATGCTTTCTTTGCTAAGTCCTGCATTTATGGCACTTTTGGGGCTTTTGGGTGGAATCGTGGCAAGTAACGGATTGAAGGACAAGGGAGAAAAAGACAATGACTAGTCGACCCTATACCGGCAACAAAGACGCCGTACACGCCGCAAAGCGTGAAGGCACCAAAGTGTTTGTTGACTACTGTTGCTACCTTTTCGGTGTCACCAATCTGGGCATTTTTAACGACAGAAACATGGTTGGCACCACCCCACCAAAGAAGTCAGTACACGCCACCTGGCGGGCTGTAGACCTCAAAGGTACCCCTGAACAACGGTTGAAACTAATTGACTTCCTATACACCCACCGTGACATTTTGTGCATAGAAGAAATCCACGATTATGCAGGAACCTACAAAAACAACCCCAAAGGTTGGGGAGCTGGGTACCGCTGTGATCGTGACGAATGGCGTGTGTACGACAAAAACACTATTGGGTCAAAAGGCGCCCAATGGGTGCACGTCGAAGTAGCCCCACTGCTCGCCGACCACCCTGATGTATGCCGCCACGCTTTCAAAACTATATTTGGTGCTTGACATAGTGCTACCGATTCGGTAGACCATTCCCGACCTGACCCCGACTGAAGGACAACAAAATGAATGTAAAGCGTTTCCTAGGGCTAGCCCTATTCACCTACCTAATGTGTGCGGCGTTTGCGGTAGTCAACCAAAAAGACACCCCACCAGACACAACCCCAGTAGTGCCAGCCACAATTACCCTGGGCGAGTTAACCCCACAGCAGCTGCACGACAGGGCCGTAGAGCTGACAACCACCACTAGCACCACCACGTCGACACAGCCCACCACCCGTGTGGCTTATGTGGACCCAGCAACCAAATGCCAGGAATGGTTGCCGGTGGCTGTATCTGTTGGCTGGCCTAATAACACCGAAACGCTAGAGAAACTAGGGCGCCTAATTTGGAAGGAAACCAGGTGTTTAAACATTGGC